CGTTCTTCTGGAGGCCTGCATAACAAGTCCTGGACCCCAGCGCGCCGCGATACCCGTCCAGGGCAACGATCACCTGGTCCGCCAGGCGTTTCGAGGCCAGGTAGGTTTCGCCGAAGCAATCCAACTGGAAGCGTGGATGGCGCAGGCTGCTGCGCCCGCTCTGGGTGTGCTCGGGTGGGTCGCTGACCTGGAAGTAGCGCACGGCAGGCAGCATCACGCCCTGAGGCAAAGTCTGGGGATAGATGCGATTGGCCGCGTCCGTGGCCTGGTCGCTCAGGAAGGTCAGCAGGTCTTCCACGAAGGTCGTCATGCTTCGGCTGCTTTCGTCACCAGCGTTGCAAAGGCCTCACCCATCTCCTGCAGGGCTTCTTCCTGATGCTCATCGAGGGCAGGCCGCAGATAAGGTCTCGCTGGGATCTCCACGCTGCTCTTGAGTACATACTGCACCTGGCCTGAAGCAGAGACCAGCACCAGGTTGCCATTCTTCGTCTTGCGCAGCTTCAAGCCTGGATACTTGCTCGGGCTGCCCGTGTAGTCGCCCACAGGGATGGCCAGGTACTTGGCGGTCCTGGGATGGATCACTCCACCGAACTCGTGGATGGCTGCATACTCCAGATCGGTGCCGATCTCATCCACGGCCACGTGCTTGCCTTGCATCGTGACCTCTTCGTGCAAGGAGCGGCTCAAGGTTCGGGTTTGGATCAGACCCTGCTTCTTGATGTTGTCCCTGGCCGCGTTCAGGATCACCAGGCCACCCACGCGCACGGTGTTGGCCAGCGTGCTTCCTTGCGCCACGTCGCTCAGGCCTTTGAACTTGCGCACCAATGCTTCCTTGCCGATCACGATCTCTTCGGTCATCGAATGATCCTCGTCTCCAGGCGCGTCATTGCGCCTTCCCCGTCGCCCGTCACCAGCAGGATCTCGTAGGCCTGCCCGTTCACCTCGGCGATCCATTGCTCGGTCACGAAAGGAAACATGCCCGAGAGCACGATGCGGTGTGTGGCGTCCAGATAGGCATAGCGATCCGTTCGTCGCTCACCCCCGCCTGCTGGGCCTACCCGGCACGGGATGGCCTCACAGCCCTGGTGGAGGGCATACGTGCGCAACTCTTCGCCCGCCGCGTCGGGGGTCTTAATCGGTTCCTTCAGCGCGCAGCGCTGCGGGAAGAAATCGCGCGTCAGGCTCTGCATCATGCGGGGATGGACCAGTCTGCTCATCGAGATCTCAAGCCTTGTTTCCAGAGTCGCTCTCGTTGCTGGAAGACGGTCTCGGTGGTCTCTGCCCAATCGAACAGGGCTTCCTCCTCTTCCTCAGACTGATCCGCGCTCGCGCGCAGGGTCGCGGCACGGGCCATCAACGCATTGGCTGTGGCCGCGCCGTTGGTGGTCAGGTCCAGGATGGAGATGACCTTCAAGACCATCGCGGTATCGCTGGCGATGGTCTCCAGCGCCTCGGCTGCCGCACACCTCAGGGAGGAAGCGTTCAGTTCTAGGAAGACCTGGATCTCTTCGTCCTGAAAGACATAGTGCTGCGAGTCCCGATCTGGGATTAACATGCGCACCTTGCCGATCTCGGTCGCGGGGTCATAGGTAAAGCTCATCAGATCTCCATGGCTGGGAGGGTTGCCCCTCCCAGCCTCAATCATTACGGGGTGCCGCTGCCGTTGCTGGCCACGGTCATCTTGGGATCCTCGCGGGTCCCACCAAACACATGCCGCAGCTTGTACTCGATGGCGTCGTTGTCAAAGTCGCCGTTCATCACGTCCACATCGCCACCACCTACACGTAGAGCATTCGGGGATTTCATGAAGATCTCGGGTTCCTCGTGCCCCGTCAGGAAGCCCACTTCAATCGCGGGACGCCCGCTGTCTGGGTTGGCAAACAGGAACCAGCTGGTCGAGCCGTTGGCGCTGCTGGCCACAATCGGCATGTAGTAATCGACACTGATGTTAAAGCGCGTCTTCATCCAGTTGCTGCTTATCAGTTTTCGCTTGTCGGTCCCACCTTTTTCGGTCAGTTCGAGTTGCAAGCCATTAACGATATTGAGCGTGGTCACCTCCAGGGCAGGTGGGATGCGCAGTTCCACCATGTCGATCACGATGGGTTCGCCCATCTGGTCGGTCATGGTCGAGAGCTGCTCGAGCGCAGTCTGCAAGGATGCAATCGACAAGGCAGGGTTACCCGCCAGGAGGTTGCCATTGCCTGCGTTATAGAACGAGGCATGCGGACCGTTGGCATCCACGTACAGCTGCGTCACGAACTTTTCCTCGGAACGTCGCGCGGCTCGACCCAGGCGGTCGGGGCCATCCTTCAACAGGTCCATGTCATCGTTGACCATCGCCTCCCAGGAGAACTTCAGCTTGCGACCATACTTGGCCACCGCCAGCGAATAAGGAGATTCTTCGTTGATCTTCTCGTAGGGATACTCACCCTTCTCGCCTATGATGGCAGGCAGGACCTGGTCCGCGCCATACACGCCGAAGCGTTTCACCGCGCGGAAGTCGCGCACGCGGCTGCGTTTGGCGATGCGGTTCCAGTTGTAGGGCGCTTCGCGATACGAGGCCAGGATCTGGCGGTCGACGATGTCGCCGAAGAGGAGCGGGAAGTCGCTGGTGGTCATGGCCTCGCGCAGCACATGCATCCCGCGTCTGCCGTTGTACACATCGGCCATCAGACGGGTGGCCTCCACCAATCGGGTCCTATACCTTGGGCCACGCAGACGGGAACGCGCGCCCTGACCTTCTGTACCGAATAACCGTTGCACGCTGGCTTCTTCTGCGCGCATGGTGTCGAGCAATTCGAGCATTTCCATGGTTACCTCTCTTTGTGTGGTGGGCTAGAGCGCCTTGGCCACATCGATGATTGCAGTGGATCCAGCCGTGATGGTCCCGAGCGCATACCCGAAGAAGCTCCCCGTGTTCTTCTTGCTCAGCACGGGCGTATCCGCATCGACATAGAAGAGTTTGTCGCCCAGGGCCACTTCCGAATTGCCTACTCCGTCCACGGCCTTCACGGACAGGCTCCAGACACGGCCTGCCTTGAAGTCAACCTGGGTGTATCCCGTGGCGTCTTCATCGACGAGCGCCACGCCCGTCATCTCTCCGTAGCGCACGGGATCGCCCGAGGCTGGGGTGGTTGGGTGGCTGCACTGTATGCGCAGGCCATCCAGGTCTTTGTATTTCAGGTTCTTCGCCATGATTACCTCTCTTGTTACCTGCGGCCTTGCGCCGCAATGCGGGCAGCCGATTCGCTCAACCCCATCGCAGCGAAGGATTCAGCCAGGGCCTCTTCCACGTTCTCGGGTTCGGCATCTTCTTTGTCATTGGCTGCTTCGCCCAGGCCTTTGATGCTGCCCAGCCCGAGCGTGTCGGTCAGGTACTGCACCTCGGCCTGGATCGCCTCCTTGATGATCTTGCCAAAGGCCTCGCGATCCAGCACCCCTTCCTGGATCACGGCCTGCGCAGGCAAAGTGCGAACCAGGCGGGTTCGGGTGGCCTGTGGCAGTTGCAGGCCGCTCAAGGCTTCCTGCACCAGCTCACGCGCATCGCGCATGGCCATGCGTTCCACCAGGCGCGCGTTGGTGGCGGTCAGGTCTCCGTTTTGCTTCTGCAGCGTGGTGACCGCTTCTTGCAGTTCTTCAAGTTTCATTGGATCCTCCGTATCGGATTCAGTTGTCGCCACGCCGCTCGTGGCTGCTGGCGCAGGGACCGTCCCTGCGTCAGGATCTTGCTCAGTGCGGACCTGCCGCGCTGCTTCAAACAAAGCCAGGATCTCGCCACCCGCACCAGGTGCCGTGACGAAGTCCACGCTGCGCCCTGCGGTGAGCTCGGTGATGATCGGGCCGCTGCGCCCTTCCACCGTGCCCTTCTGGGCCTTGCCCATCGCGCGGATGCTCACGCCGATATGCTCGGCCATGCTGTCCACCGCACCCTCGTAGTTCTCGAAGACCTTGGCGTCTGCATACAGGCCAGGACCTTTCGGGCCATTGGGATCCCAACGAGGGTGACTTGAAAGCACAGCGGCCAGGTCATTGAGACTGCGCTCGGGCCGCTCGGCCTCCTCGCTCGGGGTGGGATGGTTCCAATACATGTGCATGCCCTTGGGAAAGATCTTCGGGCCATCGCGCTCGAGCACATCCGCGGGGTAATAGCCACTCGAGCCCCAGCCAGGCTGGATGATCTTGATCGGGATGGTCCCGTCCCGCCTCACGGCCTTCTCGACCAATGGCATGAACAGACTGCCCTCGCCCAGTTCGTCCAGATTCAGGTCGGTTGTGTTCTCTTCCATCGCTATTGCTCCTTCTTCACTCGAAACTTCATATCGCAGCGGCAGCCAGGGAAACGCAGTGGTCGCTGGTGCCCGCTGGGAAAAGCCTGGTCGACTTCGATCCAGCCTGTGGCCTCATTCTCCAGGCAGCCTTGCGTGACCTTGTCGTCGCCTACCGTGCTCCAGGCTTTCTGCATCTCCAGGCCCGCGGCTTTGAGTTCCTGGGCCACCAGCAGATTGCCCTGGGCATAGGCATTGCCTGTCTCGG